TTTTTCTAATTCTCCATCTGCCCATACAGGATTACAATCTAAGAATCTTTGCTCTTTTGCCAATGAATGAATATCATCATATTTTAAATGATTAATTTCTTCATGAGTCAATTGTATCTTGTATAAAGAAGATTTTTGATTAATGGTATTAGAACATCTGTAGATTGAAGTTCTGTTATATACTGCCAAATCTATATCACTAAGTAAATTATTCATTGTTTCCTTAACAATAAATGGTAAATCTTTACTTCCTTCAGGAAAATTAAATAATTCACCACTTATGATAAGATGATACCCAGTTCCACTGAAATAAATATGACATGATTCTGCTTGAACACCTAGTTCTTCAAGTTCAAATAATACACCTCTTGTTTTATTTAGTGTATATTCGTCTGTATTTTGACCCTTATCTATATCAATTAATACATCATTTATGTATCTTTTGCCTAAAAAGTCTTTTAGAGTTCTTCTTAATTTAAAATACTCTAACCCTTCCTGGTCATATAGAAATAAGCTTTTATATACAGCCTTGTCTTTTCCATGTTCAAGTATAACATCTATAACTTGTTCTTGATCAATCAGGAGCCCTCTATTCTGAGGGCCCCCAATTGCTATCTCATTGTATAAAGTCACTAAAACGAGGTTTGAGTGCCGCTAGTAGTAGTGGAGGAACCACTAGTCATAGCACCATTTCTAACCTGTTCAGTTTCTTCATGTTCAACAATGTACTTATTGGCCTTCATGTACTTAATGTAATCTTCAAGGTCTGCACGACCTGCTTCATCATTTTGTACAATCTTTGGGCAAACTGTAGGGTAAGCTTTTTGATTCTTTTCGCTCCACTTCTTATATACGTAAATATATAAGGGTGTATCGAAATTGCTTGCCCCGTAGTTAGCTTGAGTATAATTAGCATTTAAAAGTTGAGCTACGTCATCTTCTAATACTTTATCATCCTCATCTACCCATTCACCTTTGGCATTTACGCCTCCGTTCCAGCCAATAGCATCCGTTAAATACAATATTCTTTTAAGCAAACTATTCTCACCAGATACTCTACCATCTGCATCTCTTTCAAACTTACCTAAAAGGTTATATTTGTAAGGATACTGAGAAGACTCATTTTGAAAATGAACCTCCAAGTAAACATCTAAGTTATCATAGTTTTCTGATTTATTAATAAAATCAGTTAATGCAACTGCTTGAAAACCTAGCCATTTGGCTGGGCCTTTAGAGTTGCTTGTTGCTTCATAAGAACCTCTGTACGGCATATGCTACTCCTCTTCTTTGTATTTTAGGATTTCATTGACTACTACATTGTAGTCAAATTCAAGGACTTTCTGGGCTAATGGTCTTAACCTGCTGCCTACAGTCCTTTCATCATATGCTTGGAAAGATAGATAAAACTTTCCGTCTTCTTTGTCAGCGGTGGCATAACCTATGACATCAGCAGAGGCAGTTACTGCATACGCCAAGCCCCTTGGGAGCTCTGGCCCCAGCTGACTTTTGCCATCTGTTATCACCGTGCTTTTAGCATGAGAGATTAAAACAAGATTCCTTCCTTGTGCTTTACATAAAGATTGAAATCTTCTAATAATATCGATATTCTTTTTTCTTGCTTGTGCCCAATCGGCACCCCAAGAAGAACCTTCTCCCATTGCTATTTGACCTCGTTCATCGCATACTTCGGCTTCTATCCATCTGTTTACGTGATCAATAGTATCGATAACTATTGTTTGATATGGTAGTTTTTTAAGGTTATCTTTTAACCAATGGTAAACTTCTACCATAGAATAAACTTCCATTGGTTCTCCAACTTTATCGCCTGAGCGAAAATAGTAATCTCGTTCATCATTAGGAACAACTTCCGTCAAATCTGTTCCCTTTGAAGTTACTTGCTTACCATCTTCCATTACTGGTCTAGTTGGTGTGTTTAGAGATGTTACAGTTACAGTATTTGCTTTGTCAACAAAATCTGAACCGAGGTCGGTATCTATTAATAAAACACCCTCTGCTCCTGTATCACTCCATCTACTGGCCTGTGTGGTTTTGCCTGTTTTAGGCTGACCGATAAAATACCAAGTCAGCCCATTAGGCAATTTTGTCCAGTCCGTAGATACTTGTCGTACTTTTATATCCATAGACTATCCTTAATTAAGTTACTAGTTGTTCAGTTCGCATTGTGAGAGGCATTAAGCCTACCCAAATATAGGCATAATATGCCTTGTTAGCAACGACATTAAACACCTGGTCAATTCCTAACCCTCCTACAATTGATGCAGTAAATATTGTATGTTTCATTGTACAATCTGCATCTGCTATAGTATGGCTAGGTTGCCAAGTGTCTAAATACTTATCATGTTTTTTAGTAGCTGTAACTATTTCCATTGCCAATGCTCCCATTCGCAAATCTAAAAATAGTTGCCTGTTTGATTGCTCTTTCCATTTTTGATAAGCAATCATTCTACCTTCCATATTATCTAAACAAACTATCATTTTTGGTAATGTGGGGCTAGTTTCATCGTAAAATTCTTGAAAGAATTTATTATTACCAGGATTAACTGAGTACAAATCAGCGACATTCTGAGCTACAACAGACTTAGGTCTCCCTATAGCATTTTGCGGATACATAGTTGTAGAGAGATTATGCTCTTCTAATGTATCATCGTCCCATCCTGTCATTTTCTTAAATCCCATAATGGATAAGAGAGGTACCAGCTGTGAGCCGATACCTCCTAATCCTACTATTCCGATGTGGTCTAGCTTTCCCTGAGGAATTAAATCCTTGTTTCTTAAGAATCTATTAGTAGTAGCCATGATAACCTCCATATGAATATGCATCTTGCATGTACATTAATCTTGTAGCTTCGTCAGCTTTAACGCCTAATGCCATTAGTTGCTGTTCACATTTTCCATCATCTAGAGTCCCTTCTTCAAACTTCTTAAGAATTGCTTTAATTTTCTTTTCTGCTTTCTTAGATCGTTTGTTAGGTATTCCAAATAATGCTGTCTGGTTATTTCCGCCATATCCACCATAAACTCTACCAGTATAGGTAACTACTGGTTTAGGTTTAGTCTTCTCTATGACATCTCCTAATTTTACCCAATCATTGTTGACTTTATAGGTATTCTCAAGCTCTATCTCATCTTCGTCAATTATATGAGTATGAGAAACACCATATTGGTCTTTATAGCTAAATCCAAAAGATACTAACTCTTTACCAGAGGATGCAACTATAGTGCTGCCATAAAAATTCTCTACAGGAGCCATGTCCAATAAAGTATCTTTATCTGTTCCTGAAAAGAATGAGCCCATTGTATTATGGCTATGTATTAATCCCATATATGTATTTTTCAAAAGATTCTTATTATTTTTATAAGTATCTTCCAAGATACCAGCTACATCTTTCGCTTCAAATTCTGTTGCTGTATGAGTACCTAAATTTAATGGATGAAAGTGTACTATTTTCCACTCTTCTGGATATCCATCACTATCCGTTTTTATTTTATACCAAGCTGGGCCTGACCATTCATCATCTTTGAATCTAGTCAAAAGATAATTGTACTTGTTCTGGACTCTTTTCGGTATTAGTAATTTGCATTTTAAGCTCATTTTTATCTAATCTCCTTACTATTTTTGAGTAATAATCTCTTAAAATATCATTTTCAATTAATAGGTATTCCTGTTTTAGCTTATTGTATTTATATAATAAATCTTCTAAACTCTTTGGAACTCCACCTATTTGTTTTAACACTTGAAGTCTCTTTTCCTTTTTACTTACGTCCATACCATCTCCATGATGTATTCTTCTTGCCCAAAAAGCTCCAATGTTATATCTATGCGCTAAATCATAAGCAAACATATCTCTCATCTTTTTATTAATACTATTCTGGATAGCTTCATTTGATAAGCCTTGTTTACATATAGAAAGCAATCTGTTTCTCACAAAATTTATTCTTGAGTCTTGCCTTCTTAGCAATTTATCATGCTCTTTTTCAGTTTTTCCTGAATAGCTACTTGTTAAGCTTGCTCTTGTAGTCCTATTAGCCTTTTTATCTAAATTGTCATAAAACTCTCTTAGTTCACATCTAATTGGTTCTATGTATTTAGACTCTGTGACAATACTTTCTTTAAT